TGCAGAAAGAAACATCTGTTAGACAGACGTAACATACCAAGTGTTCGGAACGAGAGCACTACCATATATGAAACTAATCTGAATAACAGAAATAACCTAAAACTAACTATATCTAAAAGGAAAACATAAAACAATATTCCAAGTGAACCAAGATTTTAAAGATCTACCATATTCATTGGAATTTACGTTAATTACATTTTCCTTATTTAAAACTAGGAAAGTAAAATCAAGGTCCACCATTGTGTTTCAGTTTGGATAAGACAAGGTGTTTAGAAATCCCTGTAACCTATTCAGCCACAAGGAGAGAGAAAGAAGGGCGCACAAAAGTGGTGTTCTGTAGGCCAGATGTAGGATTAGGAAAAGCAAATGGAGCTCCTAAAAAGAAACCCAAACGAAAATCGTCGGAAGCAGAATTGCCTACTAAGATATTCGTAGCATTGCTTGCAACCCGCACCATATAATCTGGTGTAATCGCAGAGATATTATTATTAAGCACCTTAGTATTCACAACTGATGTATTGACTCGGGAGTAATACGGAAATTCCGCCTCCACTACGTTTTTAACATTAGATTGCTCATACATAGCAGGATAACTTAAATAATTTTGTCCCTTAGATTCTATAAAATCACCATTCTGTAAAGCCCGAGCAAATGTTGAAACTTCGCACAAAGGTTGACCTTCCTTTACTTTATTTAAAATAAACTTATATCTAATACCGCCCCGATAAAAAGCATACATACGTGCAATAGCTGCTATCATAGATGTGTAGTATTTGTTGCCAGAAGTGTAAGAAATTTTTCGTGAGTAAGTGTCAGGATCAGGATAAGATGTAGTAACGTCAACTGTAGGTAGTTCAAATTTGTAAGGTGAGAATGTGAATGATCCATCACACAATGCTGTCCAGGTTGTCCTCTTTATCAATTCAGAGAAAGAAGAAACCTTTTCACCAATGCATTCAGAAACATCCTTAGTTGATTTAGAATGGTTAGAAGGTATTCCAGTAATATCTTGGGGAGTGAATTTTCCCTCTATGTAAGACGAACGAATGTCTTGTGTGCCTGCACTGGCAAAGCCAGATTGAGCATTGACAGTCTTTGTTTGTTCGGGGAGACTAGCCGCACTAGTAAGAGATGGAGGAGGATCAATTCTGTTGTAATCGTCCACAGCAAACCACAATGGTTCAATGGGAACAGCTACTTCAAAATCTTCGCCTGCCTTCACTTCAACTATGCAATCAATCTCATGTGAAACAACAGCGTTCGAAGAAACAAGAGGTGTAATAGCACTAACCACGATAGTACCAGTAAACCAATAGTCATTAGTTTGAGTATAATTTTCAGACTTTGGAAAGCCAGCATGATCTCGTGTTCCATTAGATCTCAATAGCATAGTCCTATTATGTTTATATGGTGTTAGTGAGACAAAAGGGATACTAACAGAAACTTCTGTTTGTTCCCTCAAATCCACCACAACCTTATATACATATTCAGGTCTATTGATATTTTTCCCTGTGGAATCATAAACATCAGTTACGCCAGCAAACGGACAGAATGAAATTTGAACTCTTCCTGAATGATAATTAGTTTTAACGAAACGAAATGTATAAACTAGAGAACCCCTCCAATATTGGAAGAAGCCTGAAGCATATGCAAGTGTCGTAGGTAAATAACTGTAACATTCAATAGCTTTGTTTTCTCCTGGTATATCACTGAGGTCATTGACATATTGAGGATGCACTACTTCCCGCCAGAGAATCTGGTTGGGAGTATTTGTATCAGAATACGTAAAACGTCCAATATAATTAGGCATTTTTAGTACATAATCAAGTGTCATTTCATCAGCAGTAGACCCCGCAAATTGTTCCATAAATGAAACCTTATTATCAACTAACAGTGTCAGTGGCATGCTATGGTCAACCCCATCTCCATTACAGAAATGCTGGGAAGGCCTAACATTAACATCAACTGATGGTATCAAGTTGTGCGGTTTAGAGAATCCAAGAGCCTTGAATAAGGCTGTAACGTTATTACCAATACCTTCTAAAGGATCAGTGAATTTTGAAACTCCAGGAAGCACGCCCTTCACGGCTCGTGATACCCCACTCACCACCCCTGTGGCTGCCGAAGCAAGACCACTAAGGGGTCCCATTTGTTCTCCGCCATTCTGCGCATGAACACTTTTAGAGAAAGCATTCTTTGCATTAGTCGGAAAACCCAAGCGAATATCTTCGAAATGGGCCCAAACAGACACATCCAATGTAGGAGAGCCTGCTGAGGATAACTGGGAGTATACTTTAGTGAAAAAGCGTACCCAAGGAGTAGATTTTGTAACAAGATCGTATTGTTGATAAGGAGATATATACGGTATCTTCAATATAATTTCGGTTTCCTTTGAAATGTCTAACTGTACATGTGGTAAAGATGTAACATAAGACAGACTAGATGCAATCTGCTTAGATCTCGACTCAGGCAGAAGTTCCGGTACAGGCAATACAGCACATATTAAGCGGCCAGCTTGAAATGGCTGAGCATTAACCTGGACCTGAAGAACTACACTCGCAGAGAAAGAAGTGAATCCATCAAGTTTGTCAACAGTCATAGTCGTCATGAGAGAATCCGGAAATGTTAAAGTAAACAGATCCGAATTCGGTAAGTCAGTATGTTTCCAAGGAAAAGTACCAAGAAACTGTGGTCTACTAAGAAAATCTATAATAGAATGAGTTCGAGAATCCGATACAGAAGTCACATCAGAACGAGGTTGTGGGTTATTTGCAACTAATTGCTCAGAAACCACTGCCTGATCATCAGCGAATGTAACTATCTGATCTCTAAACTCAATACTTTCATTGATTTCCCCAGCATGCACACCATCCTGGTTCCTTTGGTCAAAAGTTGTATCGTTCGAGTTATTTAAATTGTTTTTGTTATTATTTGTTGCAGGTAAGTTATTTTTCTTCCAGAATCTTATACCTATCAGAAACTAGAATACCGTGTTGCTCTAGATATTGTGGGGCTGCCACATGCCATCTTGAGCAGTAAAGCTAAATAGCTAAGCATATTATGTTTGCAGCAGTACTAAGTAAATTAAAGCACGGAATTTGACATTCACAAAGCAAGATCACACAAACACTAAATTTATAACGTCGAATATTCTTTATTAAGAACAAATTGTCTTGTTTCGCCATAGTCGTATAACATTGTAGTTCTTCCAAGTCGCAATATCTCAGCTTTCAAAGAGGGAGCATGCACATTCCAAGTATCTTCATCGTGCAAGCTTAACTCTTTTAGAGCAAATTCAATATTTACGACTGTTGCCTCTACAGGATCATCCGATTTATGTATCCACAAGGGTGTTTCAAGAACAGTGTCCAAGGTCAAGGGTGCTACCCACCTTTGTCGTTCCTCATCTTTAACGAAAGATCGTTTCAAATAAGTGACATCAGTGATAGGCCTGATCTCTTCGACTATATCTCTTTTATCTTCCGTAGTATATCCTATTCCAAATGAAGTAAAAACTTTTTCCAGTGTAACCTGGTTAAAGTATTTCTGATATTTTTCTGGAACAGCACATACGTGATCATCCCCATATGCAACAAAACCAAATTCCTTAAGAAATGTGGATGCTAACATATTGGGTCCGTAAGGAGAGCCATTGTCTTTCGATAGCTTTATAAAAGCCATCACAAATAAAAATAATGAGTATAAAGAATTAAGTGGAGCAGTCAAGTAGTGTCCTGAAGGGAGCGCATGACTCCACTGCACCAAGTTCGGTCCATTAACGTGTATAGAGTGCCATAAAGATTGTAGTAATATTCTACGCACTGTATCATCTTCTTCTTTCCAGTCTGGAAACAATTTCGCAAGAGCATTGAAAACTTCACAGATTTGCCTAAGAGGATAGACTAACTGCGAGGAATCAAACCCCTCAAAATCGCCAGCTACAAAGCCTTTAGATTTGGATAGTAATATCCTTGTCATAAAGTCCCAGTCAGTAGAATAGACATTCGTACCCACGCTAATATGAGATTCGTTTTTGAGTTTTGTCAAAAGCGCAACCGGCCCTTGGAAATACATTTTGCATACTGCTAAGTATTCCAATGGACAGCCAGAGAAAGCTCTTGTTTTATGAGATTTTTCCCTTGGTTTACGTTCGTCCTTCAGTAAATCAGTGAATATATGTACATTACGAACTCCAGCTTTAGCATCAGAGATAACTCTTTCAACTTCAACTAAGAGTTCTTTACAAATAGGAGATTCAAATAAAAATTCACCGTCTTCACCAAAGAATTCACGTTTACCAACGCTCTTTGTTTTGAATACCCAAGGGTATCCAGGACTAGATTTACGCTTAATACTATTAATAGTATCTTCGCCATCTATGCCCTTCATCGCCACTTCAAAATCATAAACAGATCTAAATTGGTTAACGTCCACTTTTCTTCTATTAACTAATGATACAAGATCATCAATTATAGCGTCACGTGCAACGTCAACTATGTCATGTGGTAAAGCAGTCAATGGTCTCCCATACTTTCGCATACGCTCATGCATAGGATTCCATAAGGTTCCGTCTTCAAGAACAGTTTGAGTCAGTAAAGTTGTACGAGTTTTTGGCATCCCCAGCACTCCTTGAGAGAGTGAAGGGACAATTGTTGAAACGCGAGGGGCAGGAACAGGTCGTGCAGTCCCAAGACTCTTAAATTCACCAGGGAAAGGTATATTTTCCGTAGGTAAAGGAAAGGGTTCATTGGGAACAACATTCGCTATAACTGCCGATTGAGCTGTCACGAATTGAGTCGTCTTTATGTCTAAGTCAGTCAGATCTTCAGTCCTAAATTTCGTCAAGCACTTGGTAATAAACTCTCGAGTTAAAGGTATAGAGTAGCCTCTTCCATCACTGGAACCAGCTACATGAATACCACAGATCTTACCCTGGGCATGTGGATTTCTAATAATGAGAGGAGCACCACAATCCCCATTAACGGTATCAAGAGTATATTCCCAAGCATTTCTTATAGTAATGGTTTGAGATTCACGGTTCTTATAATTAATATCAGTACAGGATAGTCTACTATCAACCGGTGTAAATCTGATGATCCCAAAAGGAGGATCCTTTAGAGAATTAGAAAATACACACGGTAACATAGCAGGACTACCAATGAGATGAGAAACAGAAGATTTTGTTACAAAAAGACTGGTAATATCAGAATGAGACCATGCTTCCTTAATAGGAACCATAGATAGATCAGAAGTTAAATTATCACCAGTAGTGAAAGAGAGAGATTCATTTACAAAGTCAAGCGCAGAAACGAGCCAAGACGGACGATTCACAAATATAGGTTTAAGAGTCACAACACAATTTTTATCTTTCTTAATTTCTACTTTAAAGAAAGCATTGAAGTGTGTAGGATACATAAGAATATTTCCCTTAAGAAATATACCATGCCCCACACGAATATCATTGCAATACATTGCATAAAAATTGTGTTTCAACACCTTACCTAAAATTTCTGAAGCATTCGTATCGACAACGCCTTGCGCTGAAGCTAACGCAACATCTACATCTACACCATCTATTTTAAGAGATTCAGTTTGAACAACTGGTCTAGTTGAAAGTCTTTCGCAAGATTCTATACTCACTGTGGGCCTCGCCGAAGTTATTTCGCAAGACTCAACAGTTACAATAGGTCTTGTTACAACCTTTTCACCAGATTCAATTGTTATAACATTTTTAGGTTTTTCAGATCTAAACATTGAGGTTATAGACAAGCCAGCAGTAACCAAACCAATAACCATAGTTGTAATTCCAACTATCTTAATGATAGGATACGAACTAACTAGTCTCTGATAAGATCTCTTCCAAGTATTTTCTACACGTAATCTTTCTTTCATAACATCTCCCCACATATCAAGGCTGTATTCGCAAGTTTTACTTTCACCAAATACAGTTTCTTTCTTTGCAGGGAAGAACCATTCATACAAACCTTGAGCTTGAATAGTATCAAAACTCTCAGTTATATATTCATCTATGCTATTTACAAAGTTACAACGTCTTTCATACAATTCAGAGATTCTATCTACCAATTCGTCGAATGTTATTTTTGAGATTTCTTTTCCAGCAATATCACATTCTGTGAAAATGTATACTGATGGATCAAATTTTTGAGATTTCCATAATGCTTGTCGATCAACTTCAGGTTTTAATGAGATTTTAACGTTGAGATCGAAGCGTCTCTTCAAAGCATCAGGATAATTTAGAGATTCGGTTTTAATATTACTCAAAGGTATATTACTAGAACATAATAAAACCTTAGAAGTAAAATAGGTATTTTGTTTTTGAGAAAGTTCCGCCATATGTAAAGGATATGGAAAAACGTTTGCAGATCTAACAATTTCAAACAATTCAAGATTGGGATTCATACTATTATCTCTCCTTTGGGAGAAATCATCATATACGGTAACCAATTGATTTTGGTAACCATCCCAAAATTCTTGTTCACTATTACGAGTATAAATTAAACGCTTCCATTCCTTCTTCAGATCAACAGAACTATCTTTAGAGATTTTACTAATGACATAAGCAGCTAAAGGATAGGTAACTGTACTCTTTCCACAACCAGTATCTCCTGACATATATATACATACAGGAGGATTACGTATTGTAGAATGAGAAAAGCCCCTATTCTTAAACTCTTGCATCATTCCGGACAAAACAGTTAACATTTTTGAGATTACAGGCATTTCAGATCTATAAATTGGTGATTGGAATAACTTAATTCCATCACTATACAAACTAGAAACAACATTAAAATTAATATCATCAAAGGTGAATTCACCTTTAACGTTTTCTAAATATAAATTTTCAGATCTAGATATCCACGCAGAAACAGGTGACTGTTCACTTACGGGAACTTCAGTTTTGAGCACATATTTATAGAAATATTCTCTCGCAACTTCAAAACCCTTGCTAAGTAAAACAGAAATTGTTTCTACACCAGTAACGAACCGAGGCACGTTACCGACAAACTTCATAGCACTAGAGAGATTCTTAAGATTAGGACATTTAAACACACAGAGACTAAATACAGAAGCTATTAAACTAAGCGGAGATTCATCATTGTCAGAAGCCTGAGCGACGACAACAGATCGAGATTCTATATAGGATTCTAACAAATTCCTTACGTACGAAAGCACTTCAGGTGCAATGTAAAATCCTAATATAATTAAAGCTAAACCTAATGCAGCTTTAGTTCCCGCGAACTTTGTGAAAAGAACACAGAAAATAGCCACAAGTGTAACAACTAATATACTTAAAATATTTTTCAGAT